TTGAAGAACAGAAAAAAGTACAGAAGGAAGTAGCAGACACCATAGCTAACAGTTTTGGTAGTGCCTTGACCTCTATAGTAGATGGCACAAAGTCAGTTAAAGATGCCTTTAAAGATATGGCTAAAGCTATTATTAATGATCTGTATCAAATTTATGTTGTTAAAATGATTACAGGTATGATCAGTGGTGGTATAGACGATTTTATGAGCTTTAATGCTTCTGCCTTTGCCAACGGCAATGTGTTTAGAAATGGAAACTTAGTACCATATGCTGATGGTGGTGTCGTAGGTGGACCCACTTACTTCCCTATGAATGATGGTCGTACAGGTCTCATGGGTGAAGCTGGCCCAGAAGCTATTATGCCACTTAAGCGTGGTAAGAACGGTAAGCTAGGCGTACAGGCAGAAGGTGGATCTGGTGACGTTATCATCCATCAGAACTTTAACTTTCAAGCTAATGGTGACGAGAGTGTTAAGAAGATTATAGCACAGCAAGCCCCAGCTATTGCTAGTATGACTAAGAAGCAAATACTAGATGATCGTCGTAGGGGTGGTCAAATGAAACAAGCGTTTGGGTAAGGAAACCTCATGGCACTAAAGACTGCACCAACTGATATAGGATTTGCACAAATAACTCTTAGTGCTATGAACGCTGTTGCCACCTCTGAGTCTCCCTTTACTTATAAACAACAAATAGTACAACACACAGGTCAAGCATGGAAAGCCTCTGTAACTATACCACCTGTCAGGAGAGACTTAGGTGAACCTTGGATAGCTTTCTTATTGTCGTTACAGGGACCAGTGCATACCTTTCTCTTAGGTGATCCTAACTGTACAGAACCCAGAGGTACAGCTACTAACAGTTCTTATACAGCTACGGGTACTGCTGGTGCCTCTTCTGTTACCCTTACAGTCTCTGATGGGACAACACTTAAAGCTGGTGACTATATACAACTAGGTACAACTAGTACATCTAAGTTACATAAAGTTTTGACAGATGTATCATCTACAGGAGCAGTAGATATATGGCCTAATCTAAAAGCTACTTACTCTGGTGCTGCTGTAACTGTAGACAACGCTAAGGGTGTCTTTAGACTAGCAAGTAACGTACAGGATTGGCAGATAGGTAACTCTAGTACTTATGGTATCTCCTTTGAGGCTGTAGAGGTAATTACATAATGACTAGGACTATTCCCTCAGTAGTACTTAATGCCCTAGACGATGATGTAATCTCTCCCTTCTTTGCTGTAGAACTGTTGTTTGACAGTCCTAATGAGATACGTCTTTGGACAGGAGTGGGGGAACTTTCTTACGGTGGGCATACTTGGACAGGATCAGGCAATTTACTAGATATATCTTCTATAGAAGAAGCCTCTGACCTTTCTGTAAGGGGAGCAACTATTACCCTTAGTGGTATGACCTCTGAGGTAGTCTCTCTTGCCCTACAGGAGCCATATCAGGGTCGTGTCTGTAATATATATTTTGGCATTACTTCAGACACTACAGCCTTAACTCAGACTTTTTCTGGTTATATGGATCAGATGAACATACAGGAAAATCCTGATACAGCTACTATAGAACTAACTGTAGAAAACAAACTAATAGACCTAGAGAGACCAAGAGTTGCTAGGTACACTTCTGCTTATCAGAAGTCTGTGTATTCCGGAGACCTTGGCATGGATTTTATAGAGGACTTACAAGACAAAGAGATAATCTGGGGAAGAAGCCCTGATAAAGCTACAACGCAGTAAGGAGTTAACTAATGGGCCTTAGCTTTAAAAGCCTTGCCAAAGCTGTTGTTAGGGTAATTGTTCATGCAGGTATAACCTTTGCTCTGGCTACTATACCTGTGATAGGGCCAGCTTTAGCTAACGCTTACGCATTCTCAGCCCTGTCCTATGAATCCTCAAGAGCGTTCAGACCCAGTTTAGCAGGTGGTATTGAACGTAAGAGGGGCTATGAAGTAACACAAAGGGGTTCTACCATAGCCCACCAGATCATCTATGGTAAGATGAAAGTTGCGGGTGCTAGGATATTTGATGGTACTACAGGTACAGATAACGTAGACCTACACAGGGTTGTTGCCTTTGCTGGACATGAAATAACTTCTTTTGAGCAGATATACATTAACGATGAAGTAGCAACTATAGACGGTAGTGGTACTGTAACTTCTCCTAGTCGTTACCAAGGTAAGATTAAGATTTATGAACACTTAGGATCACCAGACCAGCTTGCTGACAGTAACCTAGTCAGTGCTGTATCTAGTTGGACAGATAACCATAGACTTCGTGGTATTGCTTATTTGTACTGTAAGTTCACTTTTGATGCAGATGCCTTCCCCAATAACGTCCCTGAGATTACCGCTGTCATTAAGGGTAAGAAGTTATACGACCCAAGGAGTCCATCTGCTGCTAATGCTTGGTCTGATAACCCTGCCCTGTGCGTAAGAGACTATCTAACATCTACAGGCTATGGCTTAGGGGAAGCTAATGCCAACATAAATGATACCGCCTTTATTACCGCTGCTAACATATGTGATGAAACTAGCACAAATGCTGGTACAACACGATACACCGCTAATGGTGCCTTCACTACAGCAATAGAGCCACAGGAACTTATAGCTGACCTTATGACCTCTATGGGGGGTACTATATGGTACACTCAGGGCTATTGGAACGTAAAGGCTGCTAAATGGACTGCTCCTGTATTAGATCTAAATGAAGACGATCTTAGGTCAGGACTTAGCTTGTCAACTAGACACTCTCGTCGTGATAACTTTAACAGTGTCAAAGGTACATTTAAAGGTTCAGAAAGCAACTGGGTAGTAACAGACTTTCCACCTGTAACCAATGATGCTTTTGTTCTTGCTGATAATGGACAAGAGTCTTCTATAGACTATGACTTCCCTTGGACTGACAATTCCATAGAAGCTAGAAGAACAGCTAGGATTGTCTTAGAGCGTAACAGACAACAGCTACAGGTTCAAGCATCCTTTGGTCTTAGGGCTTTTCAAGTACAGACGGGTGACAATGTAAGGATCACTAACACTAGACTTGGTTGGACTAACAAAGAGTTTGAAGTCGTCTCTTGGACATTTGGGTTACAGAATGAGTACGACCTCCAAGTAGAGATGACCCTCAAAGAAATATCTGAGAGTGTTTTTGATGAGGTTGACGATGGTGTAGTATATGAAAGAGATAACACTACTCTATTGTCTCCTTTTACTGTCCCTGAGCTTGGAATTAATCTTAGTACTGAGTTAAGGAGGGTTAAAGGTAAGACCCTTGGTGTCCTGCTGATTGATATAAACAACACAAGCACCATCATGGATACAGCAGAGGTTCAGTTTAAAAAGACAGGAGACACTAACTATACTTCTCTTGCAACTATAGGTGCCTTTGTTGGTACAGACAGGGTTGAAGTAGTTGGTGTAGAAGACGGTTTCTATGACATAAGGGCTAGGGCTACTAATTCCCTTGGAGTACATGGAACCTACAACACTATAAGCAACCACTTTGTAGAAGCACTAGGTTCTCCACCAGCAGACGTAACTAACTTTGATGGTAACGTAGTCGGTAGTAACTTGTTCTTAACTTGGACACCAGTTACTGATTTAGACTTAGCCCACTATATCATCAGGTACTCCCACTTAACTAGCGGTGCAGTATATTCAGAAGCAGAGGATATAGCACAAGTACCTGTTGGTAGCAGTAGCCTTGCCATACAAAGTGCTGGTGTTGGTACATACTTTATTAAGGCTGTAGATGATACAACAAGTGGTTCCAATGTTTCTGTTAACCCTGCTACTTTTGTTGTTACCTCTATTGGTATAGAAAATCTTAATGTTGTAGCTACACTTACAGAAAATCCATCCTTTGCTGGGGTTAAATCTGGTGTAGCTATAAATGGAGATGGGTATTTAGAGTTAGATATAACACCTCTTTTTGATGATGCTACAGGTTTATTTGATGACAAATCTGGAGAACTTGATGATTTTACAGGTTATGCTTCCTCTGGTATATACTACTTTAGTAATGCCCTTGACTTAGGACAAAAATACACAAGCCGTTTAAATTATACTTTTACAAGCACTAGGTTTGATGTAACAGATAAGTTTGATTCTGCTACAGGTTTGTTTGATGCTAGATCAGGTGTGTTTGATGGAGACCCTACAGCCTTTAATGATACTTCTGTTTCCCTACAGTTAAGACATACAGATGATGACCCTTCTGGTACACCAACTTGGACAGATTGGCAATCGTTTTCTGTATCTGATATTGCTGCCAGAGCCTTTGAGTTTAGGCTTATTATGACATCTACTAATACCAATGTCACACCTGTAGTTAGTGCCTTAGCTGCTATAGTGGATATGCCAGATAGGGTTGAGTCTGGTAATGACATAACATTTACAGGGACAACTAACGTAACTTTTGCTACAGGCTTTGCCGCTACCCCCGCTATAGGTCTATCCCTAGCTAACTTAACTGATGGTGATAGGTATACAATAACAAGTAAGACCCGAACTGGGTTTACTATAAACACTTTTACTGGGGGATCAACAAGCACCAATGCAGTTACCCTAGACTATGTAGCTAAAGGCTACGGAAAGGAAATAACGTAATGTCGCAACACGACTTTAACATTGCTAATCAAAGTTTTCCTGCTACTAGGACAGACTTGAATAATGCTCTTGCAGCACTAGCATCTAACTCTTCTGGAGATTCAGAGCCTTCTACTACCTATGCTAATCAGTGGTGGTATGAGACTGACACTAACATTCTTAAGATCAGGAATGAGGCTAACAATGGTTGGGTAAGTGTTATTACCCTAGACGCAAGCATGACTGCTGCTGCTAGTGAACTAAATCAGCTAGATGCTATCACTAGAGGTTCTATCCTTTATGGCAATGCTTCTGGTGAAACAGCTAGGTTAGCTAAAGGTGGTGCTGGAACTGTCCTTACCTCAGATGGTACTGATATATCGTGGGCTGCTGCTGGTGGGGGAGTTCCCGCAGGCGCAGTAATCTATCATGCAGCTAACACACCCCCGACAGGCTTTATAAAAGCTAACGGTGCGGCTGTTTCACGTTCAACTTACTCTGACCTGTTTACAGCTATTGGAACGACATTTGGTGTGGGTGATGGTTCTAGTACGTTTAATGTCCCTGACCTTCGTGGTGAATTTATGCGTGGCTGGGATGACTCTCGTGGTATAGATAGCGGTCGTTCCTTTGGATCTGCTCAGGCAGACGAGCTTAAATCTCATACGCATCCAATAGTCGGACGCACCTCAATTACCGCTGCTAGTGCGAACGTCGGCGGGGTTGGAGGGACTACAATATCTACTTCAAGTGCGTCTGGAGCAACGGGCGGCACAGAAACTCGAGGAAGAAACATAGCTTTACTTGCTTGTATCAAACACTAAGGAGACACTAAGGTGAACGTATATCAAACTGACATTGATGGTGTCTTTATAGGCACAACAACAGCAGACCAAGACCCTTTGGATAACACTAATTGGCTTATCCCAGCGGGTTGTGTAGAGACTGAACCACCAACAATAACTGACAGCCAACTTGCTAAATGGAGTGGTACAGAGTGGGCTGTGGAAGATATACCCGTTGCAGAGCCTAACCCAGAACCTGTTGCGGCAGAAGTTTTAGCTCGTGCAGAGCGTGACGAACTATTGATGACTTCAGATTGGACACAAGTTGATGACTCTCCTGTAGATAAATCTACATGGGCGGCATATAGACAGCTTTTACGGGACGTACCAAGTCAATCAGGATTCCCCAACACAATCACATGGCCCACTAAACCATCTTAAGGAGCAACCAATGGGATACAAATTAGGACTACGAAGTAGGCAGAACCTGTCTGGGGTACATCCCGACATGGTTGCTGTTGTTAAAAGAGCATTAGAGATTAGTGAAAAGGACTTTAGTGTAACTGAGGGTGTTCGTAATATTGAAC